TTACCTCTCTTGTAAATAAACAAATGACTGCGGAGCATTTTTAATTCCATATTCAGATAAAGATTTGGGACTATCATATAACTTTGTTTCTCCTAATTTATATGCGAAAGCCATTTTACAACCAGAAAAGTATTTTCGAAATTTTTCACGAGATATCCCAGCTTCTTTTTTGGTTAATTCCCAAAGTGGCGACGGCTTCATTGCTAAAGTGCTAATAACTTCCACCTCTCCGATTACTTTCTGTACAGGAGAAGATGAGTATACAACAATTTTGCTTATTTTTTTGTTTGCCAAGTGCTTTCTAAATTCGTATTTTTTTTCACCAGAAAAAATACGATCAGAATACTCTGGCTTAATTGATAACAATATAATACTCAAAGAAATATTCCTTTCACATATAAATATCGGTCTGTGAATGTCTAATGATTTCATCAAATTCTGAATCTGACATCGTGTCAAACGGTCTCGGTCCTGAAGGAAATGGTACTATATTCATGTCCCACAGATCCTTAAGAATAAGTCTTTTGGTTAGGTTCTTAATAAATATAAATTTTACAACAAGCAACTTTCCTTGTTTACTATCCCAAAAGTAATTCAAATCTTCTTTTGAAAATACAGTTCTATTTTCGCAGTATTGAAGAAAATCACTTTTGTTTATAAAATTGTATTTTACTTCATCAATCACCGCTACTGTTGTAAGGACGGATTCGTAGCCTTTTCTACCAGGAGTAACCCCTTTTCTGTACAGCACAAGAAAATCACCGGGAGACATATCTCGCTTGTAAGAAAAAGATATGTATACTTTCTGTAAAGCATATTTCTGTGGAGTTTCTCCTAAAAAGTCAATTTCATTTTCAGTGTTTAACTTTGAATCCGGCAATAAAAAAGTATGATATTTTGCCTCAATAGGTAAATAAAACTTTTTGCGATTATAGTTAAGGTTCGGAAAGTTTTGTTTTATTGATAGACTACTATCATAACAATTCATTTTCTTGACTAAAACAACTTCAGCTTTTCCATTAGATGTTTTGGTTCCATATTCATAGAAGCCCCAACGCTTTAACAATTCATATAACGCCATTAGTTCTTGTCTATCAGTAAATAAAGTCACATATATCTCATAAACTTTTTGTGCAATGGCATTATCAAAAATTATTTTAATAAATCTTTCGCCCAATCTGAAGCCGGTGGATTCGATTTTAAATGTTCCCACTTTAAGTCGACGCTTCGGCAAAAAAGAAGGAGAGATTTCAGAATAGTTTTCATCCGGGCCTTCAACCTTTAAGTATAAAAAGCCCAATATCTTATTCGTCTCACTTTTACAAATATAAGCTTCTTCATCGCATTTTTTTGCAAACCAATTCTCAAAGCCTTGATATGGGCCTTTAAATGTTTCAAAAAAGCTATCATTAATATTTACTGCTCCAAAGGTCGTTTTCTTAACTGATAACGCTCTATAGTTAATTAATTCAGGATTATCATTTGTACATTTTGCTATGAAAGTATTTATCGAGAAAACCTTATTATTAATTCCCAGATGTTCGGCTTTTTTGCGCATTTTGCGGTCTTCGGTAATTAAAATATCAATTCTTCCGCAAAACACCTCGAATAGAAGTTGATTATCAATACGATCATTATCTGTTTTGGGACAATCATGCAACTTATTTATAAAGTCACTCGTCTGAACTGCAACATTCTTCATTTCCGTATAAGCTGCAATTTTAGAATCGTACAACGCCTGCATTTGAGGATCACTGTACTTTCTTAATTCGTTAATAGTGTAAGGATGAATCATTTTTTCATAATGCAGTTTGTCTAACCAATAAAAAAGCTGACCAATCGTTTGGCTTGTAGCTTTAGTGTTTTCTCTATGTATGACAATATTAGTGTCAAGTAAAGCTCTCATAAAAAATCACCTCAAAACAAAAGATGGGAAATATAGTTGAATAATATTGCTAATAATCCTGCAATTAAAATATATATCAGAATTGTTAAAACATTGCACTTATGTATTTTAGTTTTAACAAACATTATACAGTTTTCAATAAATTTATCATTATTATCGCTCTTGAATTTCCAATGATAAGCAACTACCTTACTATTGAACAGACGTTTATAATATTTGTTCCAAACATGAGATTCAAGTTCTCTGGCTGTCGGAGTTATTGAAGAAAATTGCAAATCTACATCCGCTTCTGTAACAAGCAAAAAATGGACTTTGCTAATATTATAATTGCTTTTTCCTCGCACTTCTTCCAAAAGAGAGGACGGTAGGCTACGATAATCATTAAACCGAAAATCTATAGCTTCCGAAACTGAAAAAGCACTTTGCAAAAACAAGAGTTATTAGTTGTGTTCTATTATCTTGATAAAGCCTTTTACAACATCTGAATGATGTTTAGACCGCATCTCAAACCTTATCGACTTTGGCAAATTGTGAAACACAAGAACCGTAGGCAGGCTCATGTTTGTATTCTGCTTTAAGTAAGGTATGTTAAAAGAAAGAATATCGTATTGTTCATCAGAAAATGTGGTATAGCAAAATAATTGTTCTATCGCATCATTATAAGTATCCCTATATTCCGCATACCTTTCTGATGCTGAGTTCATCAAAATAGCCATATCTATGTCTGTTATATGATAGTTCGAAGATGACGGATAATTTGAATAACTATCAACATCAACGAGAGGCTCCGTCATAAAAAGTTTTTCTTCTAACGAGTTTTTATTATACATTTTTATGAATGAATAACCAGGAATCGGCAAGTTTTTTGAATTACATATACATCCTTTAGGAAATATCAATTTTACATCAATATCCTCATCGAATGAAGTTCCAGTATTACTTATTATACATTTTACATAATGGTTCTCTTGGAGAGCAGAGAAATAATCATAATATTCATTATACTCGTCAATTTCCCAGTACAAATCCATAATCAAATTATACTTCATTTGTTCTTCATCAGTACCTTCAAGTGATGGTTTAGAATTGCCAAAGGTTAACCGCATTGTTGAAACATTTATTTTGAGATTCCCCAGTAGAAAGAAATCATCAGATATTGGAAGCTCTTGCTTTTCACAGTAGTCAATGATTATTTTTTGTACTTCAGGCTTTATTTCAGCATCTTCGACAGTAAACATTCCTGATAGACTTATTTTTTTTATACATTCTTTGAATGCTGTGATTTCTTTATCCGATACATATTTCAACAGAGCAGCATCGTTATCCGGTTTCTCTGGTTCTTGCACTTCTAAGAGTTCAGGAACACATTTTTTAGGAATTACTATTGCTGCTACTTGTTCATATATTTCATTGATTTTTTGCTCTTTGTTTTCCATGAACTCTGAATCTGTCCATTTTTTCGTATATGAGTGTGCATCAGGAGCTGGTTTATTCTCTAATATTCCCCTTAAAGAGAGTTCGGACTTCTTTTGAGCAATAGGTAAAGCACTTATTCCAGCAAAAAATGATAGCTGCTCCTCTTTCGTCATTTCAATATCAAGAAATTCAAGCCGAACGCCATAATTAACCGGCGTATTAAGCATAGTTGCAATGCGTTCTAAATGATAAATGACAATATTAATGGTTGTATCGATTTCACACAATTCTTGGCGTTCAACCAACCTTAACTCTTGATTCGTAATGAATACGAATCCCGATGCATTATTTGCAATTACACCGGCGAAGTCATCTTTAAATTTATCTTTTATATTTTTGAAAGATTTTTGTCCTCGAGGAAAATATACTCCAGCAATCCATTTGCTATCTTTTTCAAGGATAACAATATCTTTTTTTCCATCTTTCCCTCCCAAAGGATGCGAGGGATCAATATTCTGAAAGCCATCATAATGCAATAAAATGGCAGCAAGCCTTTCGGCCGGTGCTTGGCCTCTATCCCATTCTAATAATCTATGCCAAGTTTCTTTTCCTTCATTCATTCGTGCCATAATATTCCTCCTGTTACTCTTTTTTTTAGCTAGATAAAGTGTAATCAATGTTTCTGCAGTATAACTAGTTTGGAACGAAACCGACATTCTCATTATTAGTACTACCTCACCATTGGGCGAATTGCTAATTATTGCTATAATATTATCTTGTTATTATGGAAAAATCTACATCAAGTAATAATTTCCATATGTCTCCTAATTTTGGGTATTCCATTACAAAGTAATAAATTCTCATATAATTCAGAATGGTCACTTATTGATGAACGATTAAAAGTATCTTATTCATTTAAAATGAAGAAAGTCAGGATTGTTTTAATTTTTCTTATCAAGTAGTGTAGGATTCATTCTCAAATGAAGCGTCAAAACTCTTTGGTAAAACTAGCAGATCACCGATAATATTTCGTATATTATCAAATTCTATTTCGTCATTAAATTCGTCAGTGTGTTGGTCGAAATGATTTGTCCAAATTTTAATAAATAGTCATTTAAATTAATTACGCATTCGACATTATTATAAATAATAATTTAGAATATGTCAATTATTATTCTAAAATTTGATAAATAATAAAGATCCTTGCTCTCAAATTTGAGAACATGGATGTCTCTCCATAATTTAACACTTATTTACATTAATAATTCTCAACAATTTATTTTACACAATCAAAAAAAGCTGTAGAATGCGGTATGTTATGAGATGATTTTTACATTAAATGTTCTGATGAATGAAAAATATGCAATTATTAAAATGTCAAGATAAGCTTAAATATAAAAAATAGCGGGTAAACTATCTCGACTCTAGTAATCTCAAAAGAAGTACGTAATAAACACGATAAGCATTAAAACAAAGCTCCGACAGCACATCAGTTGTTGGGGTTTTTTCATACCCGAAACAACCGTAACAAAATTGTGCCACTAAAATTAAAAGTATAATAAATTTAATTTTACCCATTGACAGAACATATGTTCGGATATATAATAAATTAACATCAAAAATGAATTTTGTAAAAGGAGGTTTGATGGCTATATGGAATGCGAGCATTGACAGGAGATCATAAAAGTATGAACTTTAAAACACAGAAGAGGTACAAGCTTACACGACAAGTCAAGTCGTACAGAATTTCAATAACAGACCGCTAACGGAGGTTGGGACATAAGGAGGAAACAGATGATGTATAATTATAGCATTTGCTGCGGCAAAGAAATCAGAGCTACCATTCGAAAATTTCCCAAGATTCACTATTGCAAGGATTGCAAAGCATTACATGTGTATTGGCTATCGAAGAAGGGCTTTAAAATCAGCACATGGTTTCTTGGTGATCGCATGATCTGTGGAATGGCTACCGTAAAATCGGATAAATAAGAAGAAAAGCTGACTAACCCATCAGCATGAAGTTGAACGTAAAATTAAGAGAAATATGAAGAATTGAAGATGAATAATGATAATGGTCATGGAGGGTTGATGTTAGATGCAGGAACTAAAGGCGGCTAAAACCGACAGAAAAATGAAGATGCTATATACTCCGAAGTATCATATTCCGATTGGAGAAGTCATAGACATTGGTGACAGCCGTAAAGCAATACGAATAAAAAAGCCCGGAAACAAAGTCACTGAAGACATATCATTTGAATATTTGGTATCAGCTGTTGCTAATACAGAAAACGCGTAGGCGCCGCACCACTTCAAGAATGTAGCGGCTCACCGGTATTAAACAACTGAAACTGCTTATATTTGAGCCAGACCAAGTGAGTCCGGCCGGTATGAGGTTTTTACACAGGCACGAAGTGTGCCTTGTAGGATTTCATACTGGTCGGGCTCTTTTTTTATCCCCAAACAGAAATTTAAAATATTAAAACATTTTTACACATCTATTTGGCTGGTACTCTATCTTCTAAAATTTACACAACGAAAGCAAGAAAAGAAGTACAGGTCAGTTGTAAATTACAGTTGATTGAAATCACCAACATTACCATTTTTCTATAACAATATTGTATAAATTTTCAGAAAGGAAGAAAAAACATGGAAGAGTATCGTAACATCAATGGAAAGCGAGTCTGTGATGTCAGTAAGGACAAGCGTATCGTAGAAATAAAGCAGAAAGACTGCATCACCAGAATCACCGCTAACTCAGACGGAACTTTAAAAATAACTAACATCCCTACATCTACTGAAACGTAATTTTACATATTTAAAATAAATCCGCCAGAGCGCAAGACGACAGTGCGGGCTTAGCTATCTATCAGGATAACTGAGCCTCCTGTCGTCTTCTTCTGTTTATGGCGGATTTAACGACTCCGGCGGATTTCAAAATCATGAAATTCAAAGGAGCCGAATTATGAAAAATTATCAATCACTTTACTACCCAGAGTATTACACCATGCTGTCGGACGGCAACAGCATCAAAACCAGCCGCCGCGAATGCTTTGCACCACCTGAAGAACCGACAGAAGATAACCCGTTCAGGCAACGGTGGTATTACGATCCAGAAGCAGGTTATGCTATCAGGCTTTCTCGAAACAAGATGGGCGATGATATCGGTAAACGAAACGCTGCCGATCTCAAGTCTGAGGAGCGCTATCAGGTACATAAATCTCAATGCGTATGGAAGAACACGAATAAATGTAATCAAGACTGCGATCATTGCAATCGAAGAGAAAACCGAACTGTTGAGCTGGACAAGACCTATACCGATGAAAATAATGGTCGTATAAGCAAGTTCGATCCTGCAGACGAATCTGCTGACATCACTACGATTATCGAAGATAAAGCTCTGCTTGCTGCTCTTATCTCTATTTTAGACAAGCTTTCACCGGAAGACCGTGAACTCTGGGAATTTCTGAAAACAAAAGTAAAGAAGCAAGCCATCGCTGATCGATACAACTTAACACTTGACGGTGTACGTTATCGGGAACAACGGTTGTTTGCTAAACTCCGCTCTGATAAAGCACTCTGCGACTTTTTTGAAAAGCACTGAAACTTTCACTACGGATTTGTTCTTTCACTGTCCAATAGGTAGTGAGGGAACAAAAATCCTTAGAAAATCGGAAAGGAGCAAACCATATACAAACAAAAGAAAAAGTCCGAAGAGAACAAAATGAGGAGCTTATCGATGTTCTGACGGCGATCAGCATTGTAAGCAAGCGTCTTTCGAAAAAGCTGACGGTGCAGCAACAGCGATATGTAGAAAAACCGAGAGGAGGTAAGTATTATGACACCCGACAAAGCGCAGAAAATAAGTAACGACCTTGCCAATTTGGCGGCTAGTATCGTAGCAATTGCAGAAGAAATCAAGCAACACAGCAGTGAGGTAGATTCCAAGGAGCCCAAGCCACTGAATGAAGCACATATACCCGAACCTGTGAACCCCAAAGCTCCTACTCTTGAGGTAGTGCGCGGCATTCTCGCGGATAAAGCATCACACGGTTTCAATGAAGCAGTACAGGCTCTCATTAAGAAACACGGTGTAAGCAAGCTGTCAGAAGTAGACTCATCCGCTTACGCAACCCTTATTAAAGAAGCGGAGGAACTGAAATGAGTGACGGTAAAGCACACTCCCTGCTTTCACCGTCGGCAAGTCACAGATGGATTCAATGCACTCCTTCCGCGCGGCTGACGGAAAACTACCAAGACCAGGGTTCGGCTTATGCCAGCGAAGGAACCTTGGCACACAGTATAGCGGAAGCAAAACTGAGATACCATCTTGGAATAAGCAATAATTTACTTGGTTGCGATGATGCTGAAATGGATGAACACACAGATAATTATGTTGCATTTGTGATGGAGCAAATTAAAGCACTGACTGAACCGAAGATCTACATTGAACAAAAAGTCGATTGCTCTCGTTATGTACCTGAATGCAAAGGAACCTGCGACGCATTGATTATCTCGAATGGAGTGCTTCACATCATTGATTTAAAATACGGACGCGGTGTGAAAGTAGATGCAGAGAACAACGATCAACTACGGATATACGCACTCGGAGCTTTGGAGATGTTCGGATACTTATATGACATTAAAGTTGTACGAATGAGTATTTTCCAACCACGGCTCGGAAACTGTTCTACTTGGGAAGTCTTCAAGGAAGACATTGAAAACTGGGCGGAGGAAACTCTAAAACCTGCAGCTGAACTGGCATGGAACGGTGAAGGTACATATAAGGCGGGGGAGCACTGCCAGTTTTGCAAAGCGAAAGCTGAGTGCCGAGAACGTGCGAAAGAAAACCTCGCTCTCGCATCTTATGACTTTACAGAACCCCCGTTACTTGAAAACGACGAAATAACGGTTATACTCGGCAAAATCGACGAACTGGTCTCGTGGGCATCGGATGTAAAGGACTACGCTCTGACGGAAGCACTCAAAGGTGTGAAGTTCAACGGTTGGAAGATAGTTGAAGGAAGGAGCATTCGTAAATACACTGATGAAACCGCTGTTGCAGAGGCTGTCAATGAAATCGGACTTGATCCGTATGAACACAAAGTCCTCGGTATCACCGCTATGACTGCTCTGCTCGGTAAAAAGCGGTTTGAGGAAGTTCTCGGCGGATTTATCGAAAAACCCTTAGGAAAACCGACTCTTGTTTCCCAATCGGACAAAAGGCAGGAAATCAACATTAACACGGCAGCGGATGACTTCGCTGACCTTATTGAAAATCAGGAGGAAGTATAATGACAAACAACAATCAGAAAGTAGAAAACCCCACGAAAATTAAGACGGGTGTGGTCCGTCTCAGTTATGCAAACATCTGGACCGCAAAGAGTATAAACGGTGGTACTCCCAAGTATTCCGCCAGTGTACTTATTCCTAAGTCTGATACGGTAACTGTACAGAGGATCAAAGCTGCTGTCCAGGCGGCATACGAAGAGGGAGAAAGCAAACTCAAAGGTAATGGCAAGTTCGTACCTCCACTCGCTTCTCTTAAGACTCCGCTGCGTGATGGTGATATCGAAAGACCGGATGACGAAGCATATAAAGGTCACTGGTTCGTAAACGCGAACAGCAATACCGCTCCGGGTGTAGTGGATATTAATCGTGAACCTATCTATGATACCAAGGAGATTTATTCCGGTGTATATGCCCGTGTCTGTCTCTCATTCTATGCTTTTAACAGTTCGGGTAGCAAAGGAATCGCTTGTGGACTTCAGAGCCTCCAAAAGGTGAAAGATGGAGAACCTCTTGGTGGTCGCAGTAAACCTGAAGACGATTTTGATGACGGATTTAATGCTGACGACGACTTTCTCGCCTAAACAAAACTAAGAAGATGGGTGGCGTGATCAATATTGCGTCACCCATCTTCTCTATTGATTAAATATATTTTACTTGTTTTAAGGGAGGGAAGTGATCCTGATGGTTATTAAACAAATTTCAATAGATTTAGAAACATACTCGTCTGCCGACCTCGCAAAGTGTGGTTTATATAAATACTGCGAATCGGCTGACTTTGAGATATTGCTTTTCGGCTACTCGGTAGACGGAAATGAGGTTCAAGTTGTCGACTTTGCAAGGGGCGAAAGTATACCTTCAGAAATCCTCAACGTTCTAACCGATGATAATGTTTTGAAATGGGCTTTTAATGCTAATTTTGAGAGAATCTGCTTGTCCCGTTATCTAAGAGATTTGCTCGGAAAAAATGAATTGAAATACCTGAGCCCTAAGTCGTGGCGTTGTTCTATGGTATGGTCGGCATATATGGGACTTCCGCTCTCGCTTGAAAACGTGGGTGCCGCATTAGGGCTTGAGAAACAGAAGCTGACAGAAGGGAAGGAACTCATCCGTTATTTCTGTTCGCCCTGTAAACCCACCGCTGCCAACGGTCAGCGAGCACGTAATCTACCTATCCATGCTCCCGATAAATGGGAAATGTTCAAAACATATAACCGTCGTGATGTGGAAGCGGAGATGTCCATCCAAAATAAGCTCGCTAAGTTTCCCGTACCAGACAATGTATGGGCGGATTATCGACTTGACCAGGAAATTAACGACCGTGGAGTAAAGCTTGATATGGACTTGGTACATCATGCAATCGAAGCCGATACCCGTTCAAAAGCGGAACTGATGCACTTGATGCGTGAAATCACAGATCTCGAAAACCCCAACTCTGTAGCACAAATGAAAGAGTGGCTCTCTGATAATGGACTTGAGACCGAATCCCTGGGTAAAAAAGCGGTCGTTGAATTATTAAAGGACGCTCCAAAACCGCTCGGAGAAGTATTGTCTTTACGACAGTCATTGGCAAAATCATCCGTCAAAAAGTATCAAGTCATGGAGCAATGCGCTTGTGCCGATAACCGTGTGCGCGGATTATTCCAATTTTATGGAGCAAATCGAACTGGTAGATGGAGCGGCAGACTACTGCAACCACAGAATCTTCCTCAGAACCATATGCCCGATCTTGAGTCGGCTCGGGAACTGGTAAAACGCGGAGACTTCGATGCATTAGATATGCTTTACGACTCCGTACCGGAAGTATTGTCAGAACTAATCCGTACCACTTTTGTACCGAAAGAAGGTTGTAAACTGGTGGTCGCAGACTTTTCTGCGATTGAAGCGAGAGTTATCGCTTGGTTAGCAGGTGAACAATGGCGAAATGATGTTTTTGCCACTCACGGCAAGATTTACGAAGCATCTGCAAGCCAGATGTTCAAAGTACCAATAGATGAAATTATCAAAGGTTCCTTATTAAGACAAAAAGGTAAAATCGCAGAACTGGCTCTTGGTTACGGAGGATCGGTAGGCGCGTTGAAAGTAATGGGAGCGCTTGATATGGGATTGTCGGAAGACGAACTACAGCCACTCGTCACAGCCTGGCGATCGGCGAACCCGAATATTGTCCGGCTCTGGTGGGATGTGGACAAAGCGGTTATGACAGCAGTTCGGAAAAAGGAATCTATCAAAACACACGACATTGAATTCAGCTATCAGAGTGGGATTCTCTTTATAACTTTACCATCCGGTAGACAGCTCTCTTATATAAAACCGAAAATAGGCACCAATCAATTCGGATCCGACTGTGTGACCTATATGGGTGTTGGCGGTACGAAGAAATGGGAACGAATCGAGAGCTACGGACCCAAGTTCGTGGAAAACATTGTACAAGCAATTTCACGGGATATCCTTTGTTACGCAATGCAGACATTTTGCAATTACAACATCGTTATGCATATCCACGATGAAATTGTTATCGAAGCTGACCCTCAAATATCTATAGAAGCACTCTGCGAACAAATGAGTTGCACTCCTCCTTGGGCAGAGGGTCTTTTACTCCGTGCAGACGGCTACGAGTGCAAATTCTATCAAAAATCATAAAACTTACACTACGGATTTTATATCTTGGTTGTCCTGTAGTTAACGAAGGTGATACTACCTATCATGATTACGGAGGTAGAAAATGTTCTACATAAAATCAAAACTGCTGGGCGGCGGAACAGTCAAGACGGAAATAACTGATGAAAACGTATTCACAAGATGCCAAAAATGCGAGTGCGAACTCCCTGTTGATCTTGTGGAAATTCTTTCTGATGGTGAAAGCGATCTGTTTTCAACAAGTTTTATTTGCTCCCGATGCACAACAAAAAAAGTGACCGATGAAGTTATAGTGCCAATTATCTACGATGGTATTGTTTGGCTTGAAAACATCCTGGTTCGCTCCGGTTATGGAGAAGAAATCCAATACCTTTACGACTCGTTCCATATTAATTCCTTAGAAGACTTGCGTCCCGAAGAATACAACGAATTTGGTAACGCTCTAGCGAAAATGGCAATCGGTATTGATGAGGGTTAAGACAGTGGAAATGAAAAACATAGAAGGATATCTTGATACGACAGCAGGAATCGCACTTGCCAATGTAACCCGTGAGGAAAAGGTTACAAAGAACTATATGCCCCTCGTCTACATCGCTTCTCCTTATTCCAGTGAAACCGAATACAACACAGAGAAAGCACGGGACTATTGCAGGTTCGCGGTCAGCAGGGGAGCGATCCCCCTAGCACCGCACCTTCACTATCCGCAGTTCATGGACGATAGTGATAAAGTACAACGTGAACTGGGGCTTCGTTTTGCACTGATACTGCTTAATAAATGCGATGAATTATGGGCTTTTGGCGATACCGTTAGTGACGGTATGTCGCGTGAAATCGCCAAAGCTCGAAAACGAGGAATAACCATCAGGTACTTTAATAACAAATGCGAGGTGGTATCCCATGCATAAATTACCGATTTCCATCGGCAACAGCCGGTACGCAAAGAAATGGGTAAACAAAGAAACCGGATGGGAGGAACTCTGTGAACAGCTCAAAGTACCGAAGCGTACAATAGAGACCAATGCGGAGTATGCCAAGCTTTCGAAAACCAAGCGTGACGATATCAAAGATGTGGGTGGGTTCGTTACCGGACATCTCCACGGAGGTAGGCGAAAAAGCGATACGGTCGCTTACCTCTCGATGCTGAAACTGGATGCAGATGAAGCTGAAAAAGACTTTATTGTAAAGTTTACAACTGTTCACCGTTATGAGTGCTTTGTTTACAGTACCCACAGCCATACTCCCGACGCACCAAGATACCGAATATTGATTCCACTGACTCGCAATATTTCACCGGAGGAATTTGCTGCTATTTCACGGTATGTCGCAAACGAATACGGTATAGACCAGTTCGACCCTTGTTCATATATCTCGCACCAGTTGATGTACTGGCCGTCCTGCTCAATCGATGGAGAATATTACTGCAGCCGGTTTGAAGGCGAATGGCTTGACCCCGACGAGTTCCTTTCCAAGTACCCCAACTGGTATGATTGCACGATGCTCCCGACAACAAAGCGTGAGGGGACATTGGTACAACGGGAAATTAAGCGTCAAGCAGATCCACTTACTAAGAATGGTATTATCGGCGCATTTAATAATGTCTACTTTCCAATACAAAAATTTATAGAAACAAAACTCACTGATATATACGAACCCGCTGTCGGAGGTCGATATGGTTACATACCAGCCGACAGCACGGCGGGTGTGATCGTGTATGATGATAAGTTTGTATACTCCAATCATGCAAGCGACCCCGCTTATGGGCAGTTGTTGAACGCTTTTGATCTAATGCGTATCCATCGCTTCGGACATCTGGACGAAAAGGAAAGCGTAAAAGCAATGCTTGATGAAACCGGTAAGGATGATGCAGTCAAAGCTTGGCTCGCCGAAAAACGTCTGGAACAAGCGGGTGAGGATTTTACTTCTCCTGTAGAAGGGGATAAGAAATGGCAGCTCTCGCTTGAACTCGAAAAAAGCGGTGAGATCTGTGATATCTATGAAAATTATGTTGTCATCGCTATGAATGATGATGTTATGAAAAATGTGGCGTACAATGAACTTCGGGATACGCTTGATATCCGGAACGAAGTACCGTGGGAACATATCAAACGCGGATGGTCGAAATCGGACGAGGTCGGGGTTTACGGTTACTTAAGCCATATTTATGGTCTATACTCACCGACCAAAGCAGATAACGCCATCAAGTACGCTGCTGATAAACGACGCTTCCATCCTATTCGGGAGTATCTCAACAGCTTACCTACATGGGATGGTACAGAACGAGTCGGTACTCTGCTGATCCGTTGTCTGCAAGCGGAGGATACTCCCTATGTTCGGACGGTCACCAGGAAGACTTTTGCGGCAGCGGTTGCAAGGATATATAAACCAGGTACGAAGTTTGACTGTGTATTAGTGTTCGATGGCGCACAAGGTATCGGTAAATCCACACTCTTTAAAGATCTCGTGGGGGATGAGTATTATTCAGAAACACTCTCACTCACCGATATGGATGATAAATCCGGTGCGGAGAAACTACAAGGATTCTGGGTCGTTGAAATACCAGAGTTTGCCGGAATGAAGAAGGCTGACATCGAAAAGGTAAAAGCGTTCATCTCCACAGCAGACGATAAGTATCGTCCCAGTTACGGTAAAGTAGTGGAAAGCCACCCAAGGCAGTGTATTATCATCGGTTCAGTCAACGGAGAACGCGGATACCTGCGCGACATCACGGGAAACCGTCGGTTCTTGATTGTAAAGGTGCATCAGGAAGAACAAGTAAAAACATGGAACTTCTCCGAGTATGAATGCGATCAGATATGGGCGGAAGCGAAGGCAATCTACGAAAGCGGAGAAAAGTTGTATCTTGAAGGCGATTTGATACAGGATGCCGAAGTAGCACAGAAAGAAGCAATGGAAGTAGATGAGCGTCAAGGTTTGGTTGAGGAATACCTTGAACGACTGCTTCCCGAGAATTGGGACGATCTGGACTGTTACAGGCGGCGCGACTACATACGTGACCCTAACGACCCAACAAGTCCCAAAGGTACAGTGCGTCGAAAGTACGTTACCAATGTTGAAATCTGGTGTGAGTGCTTCGGACGTAAACCGGACGAATTGAAACCTACCGACAGTTATCAGCTTGCGACTCTTATGGCTCGCGTTAGCGGTTGGGAAAGGACAAAACAAAGGCAGCGAATTCCCTTATACGGAGAACAACGCTTATATATAAGAAAGCTTGTCGCAAACGAAAAAACTGTGTAACTACGGGCGTTTGGTGGTATTTGCGACACCTACGACAACCTCTCTATATTAATTTAATCAGTATTTTTAAATAGTAGAAAGAAACATAGCACACACGCACGAGGATTATATATAGAGAATTTTTTTAAGGTGTCGCACAAAGTACCAATAATGCCCATAAAATCAAGGTTTTTTATGCGACAACATAAAAACAAGAGGTTGTCGTGGAAGGGATAAATTATGCGAGAAAAAACAATTGAGCGTAAATTTGTTAATGAAGTAAAGAAATTGGGCGGTCTCTGCCCGAAGTTCGTTAGTCCGGGTTTTGACGGGATGCCCGACCGTCTTGTGCTACTACCAGATGGTTATATAGCGTTTGTGGAGGTCAAGTCAATGGGATGCAAACCTCGTGCGTTGCAGGTCACACGGCATAAGCAACTGCGACAGTTAGGTTTTCGCGTCTATGTTCTGGATGATACCGATCAGATACAAAAAATAATCAGCGAGATGGGATGTGAACCAGATGGAACTTAAACTACACGAGTATCAACGGTATGCTGCTGACTTCATTATAAAAAATCCGATTTCAGCACTATTTCTCGACTGTGGACTTGGTAAAACAGCAATTACACTGGCAGCTCTCAACGAACTGATGCTTGATCGATTTGAAGTTCGAAAAGTTCTTGTGGTAGCACCTCTTCGAGTCGGTCTCACGGTATGGCCTCAAGAATTAAAGCAATGGGACTGCTTTCACGATTTGACTTATGCCGTAGCAATCGGAACAGAGAAGCAGCGCAAAGCGGCTCTGCGGCAGAACGCTATGATTACAATTATTAACAGAGAAAATGTTTCGTGGTTGGTAAACGAATCCGGCGAAGAACTCGACTTCGATATGTTGGTAATTGACGAGATGTCAAGTTTCAAGCACCACACTTCGCAGCGATTCAAAGCTCTTGTAATGTCGCGTAACCGCTATAAGCGAGTAGTTGGACTGACAGCAACACCGGCGACAAACGGGTTAATTGATCTTTGGGCACAGTTTCGCATACTGGACTACGGCAAACGGCTCGGACGGTTTATCGGGAAGTTTCGTGACACATACTTCAACCCCGGCAAGACCAACGGTACGATTGTATATTCCTATACACCCAAGCCCGGTGCTGAAAAGAAGATCTACAGCCTGATTGATGATATCACAGTTTCTATGAAAGCTGACGATCATCTCAAAATGCCAGAGTGTCTTTACAGGCGATATCCCGTGATGATGTCACCCATGGAATATGAGCAGTATGAAAAGCTGAAACGGGACATGGTAGTTTCCTTGCATTACACCCCACCCGAAACAGCACTGGGTGATACCCGCGACGAAAACAGTGTCGATCACGAAGAGAGAGTCATTGAACTAACCGCTGCCAACGCAGCAGTTCTTAGTGGAAAGCTCTTGCAAATGGCGAACGGTGCAGTCTACGATGAGGATAAAAGAACAGTTTACATCCACGATCGAAAACTCGATGCGCTTGAGGATTTAGTGGAAGCTGCCAACGGTAATCCTGTATTAATCGCTTACTGGTATCAGCACGATTTAGAACGGATTCGGTCTCGGCTTAAAGTCGAAGAACTGAAAGGCTCAGACAGCATTCGCAGATGGAACAATGGTGAAATTCCCGTAGCCGTTATTCACCCTGCTTCTGCTGGTCACGGATTGAATCTCCAAAACGGCGGCAGTACATTAATCTGGTTCGGGCTAACCTGGTCGCTGGAGTTATATCAACAAACTAATGCCCGAATCTGGCGGCAAGGACAAAAAAGGACAGTCGTCATTCAGCATATTATATCAGTCGGAACGATCGACGAGGATGTGCTGAAGGCGTTAGCCGACAAAAGTGTCACGCAAAACAGGCTAATTGCTGCTGTCAAAGCCAACTATGAAAATCTAGGACAATCCGAGAGAAATAAAAAATCGGAGGTATAGATTATGAACGCAAAAGAATATTTCAAGCAGATTTCACGAACAGAAGCCTTTATTAGCACAAAAAAGCAGCGGATGGATGCCTTGAAAGCGCTTGCTTCCGGTGTTGGATCTCCGAATTTGAGCGGAATGCCGAAGAATCCGAGCGGTTCTCTTTCACCGATGGCAGATGCAGTATGCAAAGCACTGGATTTGGAAGCCGAAATACATAAGGACGAATTTCTGCTACAGGAAAAGAAAGTGTTTCTACTGGAACTGATTGGGACTATTGAGATTTGCGATTGCCAGATTGTTCTTATAAAACGCTATTTTGAACACCTCTCGTGGGATGACATTGCAAGCAGTATGTTCTACTCCACACGGTGGATATATAAGTTACACGGCCGAGCTCTTGAAGAAATGGATAGGAAATTGAAAGAAAGGAATGATTCCCATGTGCTGTAGGGTTGTACTTGAAGAGGGTTTTCCTTCCAAAAGAAAAAGAGTGCAGTCGAGTTCACCTCAGTTCACTTGAGGACACTTATCACATATGGTATAATAGCATTAGTAAAAATGTAATTAACCAAGCCTTCAGGGGAGCAATCCTTTGAGGGCTTTCTTTATATTTGCGTGGAGGTAAGCCCGTGCCTTACAAACCAAAGAAGCCTTGTGCTTATCCTTGCTGTCCGAACCTGACGAACAAACGTTTCTGCGAGGAACACACAAAGGCTGAAGCGAAAAGATACAACCGTTATGACCGCGACCCGGACAGCAACAAACGTTATAGCGGGTCATGGGTAAAGATACGCACGGCGTTCCTTTCTGCACATCCTCTCTGTGAGCTGTGCAAAGCTGAGGGCAGACTCACTCCCGCGACACTCGTCCACCACAAACGCAAGTTGACAGACGGTGGTAACAACGATTGGTCAAACCTGCAGGCTTTGTGCTTGGAGTGTCATTCAAGGTTTCATGCCGAGCGAGGAGACTACTTTTAATTTATTTAAGAGATATCAAAGGATTGCTTTCGTATCTACTTTTAGGGGTAGGGACCAGGGGGTGGTCAAATCTCTAGTGTTTTCAAGGGTTTCAGCGTGCTTGGCCTGCCGTGTGAATTTTTCAATAATCAAAAATCAAAAAATAAATCAAAATTAAAAGCTGGAACGAGGTGACGCATATGCCCAGCGGAGGCTACCGTCCGGGGGCAGGTCGTCCTCGGAAGAATATAAACGAAAAGAAATTAGAGGGTAAGGCGAAGCAAACTGCATCACCCGCACCGACACCAAAAAAGATTTATTCCCAAAACGTAATGGCGGACTACTTTTCGATGGCAATGAAGGAATGTGAAAAGGAAGTTCCGTCTGCAGATGTTCTGCGAAATGAAATTGAGGAATACATCGCATCTCGTGGCTGTGAAGGTTATGTCGCACCTCAGACGATAACGGATTATGTGCTAAACCGGCAGGGTTTTCTCGCCTGTGAATGTATGAATCGGAAAATCGGTCGAATGACCAAAGAACTGAAGCTCTCACCCTATGTCACAGCGGGTCAAGGATACTACAAAGCGATGCAGGGTGACTTCAATCTGATTATGCAAATCATTAACCGGCACAGCGGCAACCAGAACGAAGAGAAAAACGCTTTCCTGGAATTACTCACGAATAGAGGGTTTTAAATAATGAATAGTACATCAAGATTCGAACAAGTTAATATCGACAGGCTCGTACCCTACGCGAGGAATGCCCGTACCCACAGTAAGGAACAGATACTTCAGCTACGTTCTTCGCTTCGTGAGTTCGGTTTTGTTAACCCTGTCATCGTTGACAAGGACTACAACATCATTGCGGGACATGGACGTATCTTAGCGGCCAAAGCGGAAGGGTTAATGGAAATTCCCTGCGTATTTGCCGAACACCTAACCGACGCACAGAAAAAAGCATACATACTCGCTGACAACAGATTGGCTTTAAATGCGGGTTGGGATGAAGAGTTACTGGCGTTGGAATTTGCGGAGTTAAAAGACCTCGGCTTCGACTTGGAGTTAACAGGCTTCGATATGAACGAGATAGAAAAGCTCTTCTCTACCGAAACGGATTTGCAAGATGACGAGTTTAACCTGACAGCCGCTTTGGAAGAAGCGGCTTTTGTTTTGCCCGGAGATGTATGGACGCTCGGAAGGCACCGACTTATCTGTGGCGATGCGACGGATGCTGAAACCGTGAAAAAGCTGATGGGCGGACGGAAAGCGAACCTTGTTCTAACCGATCCGCCTTACAATGTCGGATTTGAGTCGGCGAGCGGACTTAAAATAAAGAACGATAGCATGAAAGCTGACCAGTTTTACAACTTTTTGTTATCATCGTTTCAAAATATAGCCGACAACCTTGAGAGCGGTGGTTCGGCATATATCTTTCACGCTGATACCGAAGGTGAAAATTTCCGTAAAGCGTTTCGAGAAGCAGGATTTCACCTTTCGGGTACCTGCATCTGGGTAAAGGATAGTTTCGTGATGGGTCGTTCTCCCTATCAATGGCAGCGCGAACCGATTCTTTATGGCTGGTTGAAAACAGGTACACACAAATGGTATGCTGGACGCTCCGAAGCTACCATCTGGAATTTCGCAAAGCCAAAGCGAAACAGTAATCATCCGACTTCAAAGCCGCTTGACCTTTTGGCTTATCCGATCAAGAACAGCTGTCAAGCGAACGGTATCGTGTTGGACACCTTTGGCGGGAGCGGTTCTACCCTAATCGCCTGTGAACAGACCGACCGAATCTGTAACATGCTCGAACTGGATGAAAAGTATGCAAGCGTTATCTTGCGTCGGTATGCCAGTTTAAAGCAGAATGATGGTGATGATATTATTTGTATGCGAAATGGCGAAACACTTCGATATGCTGATTTGGTAAAAGAGGTAGCGGGACGTGAATAAAAAAATGACATTAGGTTCACTTTTTGACGGCTCCGGTGGTTTTCCACTCGGAGGAATTCTAACAGGTATAGAACCGTTATGGGCATCGGAAGTAGAACCATTTCCGATTAGGGTTACAACCAAACGGCTGTCGATGATGAAGCATCTCGGCGATATTAATAAAATAGACGGCTCCAGCGTACCGCCCGTGGATATAATCACAGGCGGTTTTTGCTGCCAAGACCTCTCGGTTGCGGGTAAACGTGCCGGACTTCACGGCGATCGGTCAGGACTGTTCTTCCAAGTGATACGAATCATCAAGGAAATGCGTGCTGCTACCGATAACAAATACCCAAAGTATGCCGTTCTGGAAAACGTACCGGGGATGTACTCTAGTAACAATGGATTGGATTTTTTGGAGGTACTTAATGAACTCATACATATCAAAGACGAAACCCTGTCAGTACCTTTGCCTAACAGCGGTAAGTGGTCGACTTCCGGCGAAATCGTGGGAGACGGTTTCTCCATCAGTTGGCGAACGCTTGATGCTCAATTTTGGGGAGTCCCCCAGAGACGCCGTCGTTGTTACATTGTCGTCGATTTTACAGGCGAACGTGCCGGAAAAATATTATTTGACGAAACTCGCTTGTCAGGGAATCCTCCGAAGAGCGGCTTCCCGTGGGAAGGAACTGCCGGAGGTTCTGCGGTTGGCACTGGAGACACAGTCAGTATCTTGAACGATCAAGGCGGAGGATTCATAAACCTATCAGAAAATGTGACAGGTTCCCTTCGAGCACAGGAACACGGGCATCAACCGATAGTGTTTGAACCTGGTGCAGCTTCAAGAATCGGCGGTCATTGCTGGGAAGATGAGCTTACGGGTACACTCCGTGCCGATATGGGTGACAATCAGTTTGCTGTCGCAATAGAGAACCACCCAACCGACAGCCATATTAAACTCTGTGAGAACGGAATCGTCCAAACACTTTCTGAACGCATGGGAACCGGCGGTGGGAATGTACCGCTCGTAATGAACGAAAGACAATATGCTCTGACAGTCGGTGAGGACGTTGCGAACACACTCACCGGCACAGACTATAAAGGGACACAGTGTGTATTCGAACCAAAGACTCTCAAAATCCGATGTGGTTGTAGAGGAGGTGGTAAGGGCGCACTGGTACAGGATAATATGTCGGCTACACTGTCCACAAACAACGATCAGACTGTGTTTGTGCCGAGAGCGTTCGGCATTTGCTCTCAGAATAGTAATTCCATGCTTTCACCGAATCCTCACAGCGGAATATATGAAGCAGATACTTCCCGAACGCTCGATTTAAACTGTAACCGACCGGATTGCAATCAAGGTGGTGTTGCTGTGGTTGCGGTACAAGGCTCTATGATTGGTCGTGAAAACAAGAATGGTCCGCAAGGTAGTGGTGTAAAGCAGGATGTAAGTTTCACTCTTGATACTGCCGACCGTCACGCAGTCGCATATGCCATGACAACGGGTGAATTCACACAGTGTTGTTGTGAAAAATCTCCCTGTCTACAAGCACGGGATTACAAAGACCCACCGTTGGTAAGTCGACCTCCTTATGTTGTACGTAGGCTCACTCCAACCGAGTGTGCCTTACTTCAAGGATTCCCGCCTGACTGGTGTTCAAATCTTGAAACTCCTGAACCAACTGATGAAGATATTGTTTTCTGGACTGATGTTTGGGAAGCACACCGCAGAATTGTTGGTACATCGAAAAAGCCGAAAAGCCGTAACCAGATTATTAAATGGCTTAAAAACCCGCACTCCGATGCTGCCGAGTATAAAATGTGGGGCAACGGTGTAGCACTCCCATGCGTTATTTTTGTCCTCAGTGGTATTGTGTACCATACACAAAATTGATGTGTGAAGTTCGGTAGATATATTATTACACTTTCTCTTGCTATTTCAGGCGTTTAGAGTGATTAATGTAATACCGAAAGTTTAAACCTCTCGGAATACAGGAAAAACACGGAGGAAAACGTATGAAAATCGATTACAATGTCACTGGTAAAGAACGCAAGTCACTGGTGGCTGCCATCAGTCAGGAACTGAACTCGCCAATCAAATACCTCGGTATGCCGACGATGGCTTACGAGGTGGGTGGTTACCATATCGACAAGAACGGTATTGTCGCAGGTAAGGATAACAAAGAACTAATTGCAGATCTGCAAGGCTTACACAGCTTCGTTGCGGTTAACGAGGAATACGACGAGGATTGGGCGGAGCATAAAATGCACCTTATCAACCTGGAAAGCCAAAACATCCCCGACTACTCAAACAGAGGTCAGTACGGTGGTGACATTCAGCAATTTGAAAATCTTCAGCTTACCGAGCGTGAGGAATTGGGACTTGGGCGAGAACGCCATGAGGACTTCCACGGAGAAAACGGAATGAGAGCAGATGACATACTTGAACCTGAAAGCCGAACCTTCCAAGCGGAACTGAGCGACCCCGGTTACCCAGACCGCATGGAGATTTTCAATGCCTATAACGACGAGGACGCGATCCGTCAAGCTTATGAATTCTGCGAGGGTGAAATCCTCTTGCTCGAACTGTTCGAGATGGACGACGATTACAACAGAATCCGTTCGGTAGAAATAACACCGAGACCCGACCGTCTTACCATAGAAATACCCCTTGACGGATTTACACAAGAAAAGATTGATAACCTGAATAAATTGGTAAGCGCGAAAGCTCCGCTCTTAAAAGCGGCTCTCGGAACGGACGACCTGATGATAAAACAAAGCTCCGACACGCTGATGTTCCCTTGGTTCAGAGGGAACTTGGACGCAGAACACGTTCAAGCATACTCCGCTCTGGTTAGTTTCCTATGCAAGACTGCAATAGAGAAAAACCGCATCACAGCGAAAGAAAAGGATACCAAAGTTAACCCCAAATATGCCATGCGGTGCTTCTTACTATCGATAGGATTTATTGGTGACGAATATAAAACGGCTCGAAAGATACTGCTTTCAAAGCTTGAGGGCAACTCAAGTAGAAAAAACGGTAAAAGAACGGAGGTTGCTGACGATGAATTTTCCGACTAAAGAACAGGTTGATCTGGTTCGTCAGAATTATCCAAAGGGTACTCGTATTGAGGTCACCCACATCGACGACCCCTATTCCAAACTAACTACCGGAAGTCGCGGTACTGTTACAATTATTGACGATACGGGCAGCTTGTTCTGTGACTTCGACAACGGTGAGCGTATCGGGTTGCTTTATGGTATAGATGGTTATCGGAAAGTACCGACGACAAATTTTAGTGGAGATGAATAATGAGAAAATTCGTTTGTTAAGCGAGTCTGTTCGCTTCAGCGGTTATTGCAAAATATTTTCATTTGTATTAAAATAAAGAAAATCGTACGTATGTTTGATTTATTTAATTAATGGAGGAAATATTTTCATGAGTAATAATTTAGAAATAGCAATCGGCGAAAAAATAAAATCATTCCGCAAAAAAAGAGAAATTACGCAGGAACAATTAGCTCAATATTTGAATATATCGTTTCAATCTGTGAGCAAATGGGAATGCGGTGACGCTTACCCCGATGTAACAATGCTGCCGAAAATAGCATTATTTTTTAGAGTTACCACAGATGAGCTTTTATGTATCGACAAGTTAAAAGAACAGGAAGAAGTAGAAGAGTATCTAAAACGTAAAGAAGAACTTCTCTCCAGAGGACACACTAAAGAAGCAATTGTGGAAATGCGTGAAGCAAATGCAAAATATCCTGGCAATTTTAAAATAATGTACGAATTGTCATATGCAATACAAACTGATGCATTTGCTGTCCCTGACAGGGAATATCAACATAACGCATGGAAAGAAATAGTATCCATCGGCGAAAAAATCCGTACAGAGTGCAGGGACGATACTATACGGCAAGATATTATAGAGGTTATGACATATGCTTATAAATTCCTCGGTGAAAAAGAAAAAGCAGTAAAATTAATAAATGAAAATTTAAGTGGGCTTTGGATTTCACGAGAGAGGATGCTTGAACTTGTACTTGAAGGTGATGATTTAATAAAACAACGCCAGCAAAACTTACTTACATTCACAGAATTATGTTCTTGGGAAATGTATTATCTTTCAGAAGATTTCGTACCGGAAGACAGGATTGTCGTACTTGAAAATATAATAAAAATGAATTCTATGATATTTACGGACGGCAATTATGGATACTATCATATATTAATTCCGAATTTTCATATTAATGCAATGAATATAAATTTAAATTTAGGAAATAACGAAAAAGCTCTTGAAAATCTTAGAAGTGCTACCGATCATGCTTTCGCGTTCGATAATTTAAAACCTTTTACACCATATACAGCACCATTAATCAATAAAACGATATATGGGAACTTAGTTACAAGCCAAAAAGGTAATCAAGCATATAATTTATTGAAACAGCTTGACGATGAACGGTACGACGTTATACGCAACATGCATGAATTTATGGAAATCTACGAAAATTTAAAAAAATATGCGAAAGATGATGTTCTGTCTCCCAAAAATTGTACCAGTTAAAGTGTTAATCTATTTTACAGAGCCGAATAGGCTCTGTTTTAATCTTTGCGGAAGGAGGCGCACCGATAATCGATTACAACTATACACCTACAAAGCTCATGCTTCCGACTTCTCACTACGATAAACGTCGTGCCGACTTTGCGGTAGGCTTTATCCAAATGCTCAAGCACACCACCGGTGAGTGGTACGGGAAGCAGTTTCAGTTGATACCGTGGCAGGAGCAGATTATCCGGGACATCTTCGGTATCGTGGATGCGGACGGTTACCGACAGTTCCGTACCGCTTATGTTGAAGTGGGAAAGAAAAATGGTAAATCAGAGCTTGCAGCAGCGATTGCTCTTTATCTGTTGTTTGCTGACGGTGAAGCTGGTGCGGAGGTGTATTCCTGTGCTGCCGATATCAACCAGGCGAGTATCGTTTTCAATACTGCAAAAGCGATGGTGGAGCAATGCGCTGATTTGAATCGCATCTCAAAACTTGTTCCATCCACCAAACGAATCATCTTTCCACACACTAATAGCTTTTATCGGGTGTTGTCTTCCGAAACTAAATCCAAGCAAGGTTTCAATGTATCTGGACTTATCTTTGATGAGTTATTCGCACAACAAACCAGAGAACTGTTCGATACAATGACCAAATATACGGGTGATGCCAGACGGCAGCCATTATACTTTCTTATCACCACGGCAGGACGAGCAAAAACTTCGATTTGCTATGAAATCCACTGTAAAGCAAAAGCAATTCTGGACGGTTCGAAGATTGACGCCTCTTTCTATCCCGCCGTATTTGGTATCGAGGAAGGAGAAGAATGGGAAGACAAAACAGTCTGGCGAAAAGTTAATCCCTCTATTGGCGTGACGATTCCTTTCGAAACGGTTCAAGCAGCCTATGAACAAGCAAAGCAGAACCCTGCTGAAGAGATGCACTTCCGACAGTTCCGTCTGAACGAATGGTGTAATGCAGACATCCGCTGGATTCCAATGGATAAATGGGACGCTTGCGGAGACCAGCGTGACGCTGGACCCAAATTAGAAGAACAGATGGAAGGTAGAGATTGCTATGCCGGTCTTGACCTTTCTTCGACCGGTGACCTTACAGCTCTGGTACTGGTGTTCCCACCCCAATCCGGTGATACAAAATACACTGTCCTACCTTTTTACTGGTTGCCCGAAGAGGTTGTTGACCTGCGTACACGGCGAGACCACGTTCCATATGCCGTATGGAAGAAGATGGGAGTGTTCAACACCACAGAAGGCAATGTGGTCGACTATGATTACATTGTTTCTTTCATCGCCAAGCTGTCCGAGCGGTTCAGAATCAGGGAAATCGCTTACGATCGATACGGTGCCGAAAAAATACGACGCGATCTTGAAGAACTGGGTGCTGAACACGGATTTGTTGTTTTTCCTTTTGGTCAGGGTTTCATATCCATGTCTCCTCCCTCGAAGGACTTCTACCAGTTTGTAATGGAAGGTAAAATCCGACACGGAAAACACCCTGTGCTTGACTGGAACATGAGCAATGTTATCATAGATCAGGACGCAGCAGGAAACATTAAACCGAACAAAAAAAAATCCACCGAAAAGATCGATGGTGTGGTTGCTTTAATTATGGGACTTGCGAGAGCGACGATCGGCGGTGGAATATCCTCCGAAAGCGTTTATAATGAAAGAGGTTTAATCATTTTGTAAAGACAAAAAAGATGAATATAAAAAAGGTTGCATAGTATTTATTCTTATGGTATGATTTGTTTATAAAATATGCATTAAAATAAAATTAGATAATCTTTCGACCAATTTATGAAAATATTATTTATAACAGACAACAAAAAGCATTTTTAGACATGACAAATTTAAATAAAAATTGTAATATGGTAATCGGAAGGGGGCGAAAGAAAAACATGGAGTGGCTTGACAGTATAAAAAAGTCTATTCGATATATAGAAAACAACTTAACTAATGAGATTAATATTGATGATATTTCAAATCAAGTATTTTCATCAAGCTCTCATTTTCAACGTATTTTCAATTTAGTAACTGGTATAACCATTGGTGAATATATTCGTAATCGCCGGTTAAGTTTAGCAGGACGAGATTTATTGCTCACGAACAATAAAGTCATTGACATAGCTCTGAAGTATCAATATGATACATCAGAAAGTTTTTCAAAGGCATTTACACGATTCCATGGAATTTCACCATCAGATGTTAAAAAGTATAGTGATATGCTCAAGTCTTTCAACCCTCTTACTATTAATATTTCAATTCAAGGAGGGTTTGGTATGTCACGTATAATTATGGAAAATGAAAATGGTATAAAAATGGAACGAGAAAAATTCGAATATATTAGGTTGGGTAAAACACGTTTTATCGGAATAAATGCGTTTCGAACTGGCGAGGACTGGGGGCAATTATGGTTACGACGTGCTGAATTTTTACCTTCTTTAAAAGAATTAATGATTGATTATGCAACACCAATAACAGATAATTGCGGACTAAAACACCATAACGGCGGATCATACGATGATCCTAATATGGAGTGGCATTTCTTAGTGGGATATTTTTTCAAAGGTGACACTCCAGTTCCCGAAGGATTTGATTATTATGATGTACCGACAGAAAACACTGCATATGCAACGTATGTCCGTGAAAGTCTTGAAAGCGAAATAGAACCAGCATATCAATTTACCCGTGATCAAATTTTAAGTGATGGATTTATTATTCCTTATCCTCAGGCATATTGGTATGCGGAGGTTTTTGAAAATGGTTGGGAAACCGATCTGCGTTTCGGATATATGTTTGGAGTTGATGAAAAGGGAGTTTGATAAAAATGGGTAGTTATCTTGACAGTAAAAAATCATTCGAAGAAACCGCTCTATTATTACCGCAAAACCAACAAGAGAATTTGCGTTTATTTCTTGAAATAACTAAAACAAAGCCCAAATGGTATGCTACAAACAATTTCAAATATTCGTATAACGGTATTAGTGTTTATCGATTAAATTTCACAGAAAAAGATACATGGAGAATCAATTTAACTGTAGAGAAAGCTGGTAATATTGACGAAGTGTTACTTTTATTATCAAAACCCTTTCAAGATTTCTTTTTTACAAACTTAAGACGTTGTAAGCAATGTAATCCGGCACATGGTAACGGTAAGAGAATTATTATTTTAGATAACGAATATTTCGTATGTGCAGAACCAGAGATTCAGATTTGTAATCCGACAGTTTCTGATATAGAAATGTTATATGAAGTAATAAACTTACGTAAAAATAATATAAAACTGATTAAGAAATAATGTGTTGTCTATAAGTTTACATAGCAATTTTAAAAATTTGAAGGATAATTTTTCTATGAATTATCCTTTTCTTATACCCTTTTACAAGGAGAGTATCTATGAAATTATTATCAGGTATATTTCATTTCCGCGACAAACCTAAAAACGCTCTCAATGGCTGCCGGTACAGCTTTCTGTTCGGAAGTACAAACTCCGGAAAGCCGGTCAACGAACATACCGCCATGCAGATGACAGCGGTGTACAGTTGCGTGAGGATACTGTCCGAAACACTGGCAGGACTACCGCTCCATGTATACAAGTACAACGACTCGGGTGGTAAAGAAAAATATCTCACCCATCCGTTATATAGGTTGCTCCACGATGAGCCAAACCCTGAGATGACTTCATTCGCGTTCCGTGAAACGCTGATGAGTCATCTTTTGTTATGGGGTAATGCTTACGCTCAGATTATCCGAAACGCCCGTGGTGAGGTACTCGCTCTTTACCCGTTGATGCCGAACAAAATGACTGTCGACCGCGATTCAAACGGTCGACTTTATTATTTATACCAGCGGAGTTCAGAGGATACACCCTCGCTCGGAAAAGACAGTCAGGTCTACCTCGATCCGTCCGATGTTTTGCATATCCCCGGTTTGGGATTTGATGGATTGGTCGGCTATTCACCAATTGCAATGGCGAAGAACGCTGTTGGACTTGCCATTGCTACCGAAGAATACGGAGCAAAATTCTTCGCCAACGGTGCCGCGCCGGGCGGTGTGCTTGAACATCCCGGTACAATTAAAGACCCGCAGAAGGTCAAGGATAGCTGGAACTCCGCTTACCAAGGTAGTTCAAATTCTCATCGTGTTGCAGTCCTCGAGGAGGGCATGAAATACCAAGCTATCGGTATCTCGCCCGAACAGGCACAATTTCTTGAAACGAGGAAGTTTCAGATCAACGAGATCGCTCGTATTTTCCGAGTGCCTCCGCATATGCTTGCTGACCTTGAAAAGAGTAGTTTTTCCAACATTGAGCAACAAAGCTTGGAATTCGTGAAATACACCCTCGACCCGTGGGTTGTGCGTTGGGAACAGTCCATGTGCCGCGCTCTGCTTTCTAACAGTGAAAAAAGCATTGTATTCATCAAATTCAATGTAGATGGTTTACTTCGTGGTGATTATCAAAGCCGAATGAGCGGGTATGCAACCGCAAGGCAGAACGGTTGGATGAGTGCTAACGACATACGAGAGCTTGAAAACCTCGACCGTATTCCAGAAGATTTGGGAGGTGACTTATACGTCATAAACGGTGCGATGACTAAGCTTCAAGACGCAGGTCTTTTTGGGAAAAAGCCTGAGCCTGCAACTAATAAAGAAGAAACGGAGGAAGATACTGATGAAACAAACAACACAGACAGAAATACCTCAACTTTCAAAAAATAAGTTCTGGAATTGGGTAAAGGATGAAGAGTCCGGTACACGTACTCTTTACTTGAATGGAGTAATAGCAGAAGAGTCATGGTTCGATGACGATGTCACTCCTAAAGCGTTCAAAGCAGAATTGTTTTCGGGTTCAGGTGATGTAACTATTTGGCTGAATTCGCCCGGTGGCGATTGCATCGCAGCGAGTCAGATATATGCCATGCTCATGGACTACAAAGGAAACGTAACAGTTAAAATTGATGGTATTGCAGCATCCGCGGCAAGTGTAATCGCCATGGCTGGTACGACTGTTTTGATGGCACCGACCGCTTTGATGATGATCCACAACCCTTTAACAATGGCAATAGGTGATAGCGAAGAAATGCAGAAAGCAATCGCCATGCTCGATGAGGTGAAGGAAAGTATCATCAACGCTTATGAAATCAAGACTGGAATGTCACGTTCAAAAATTTCCCACTTGATGGATGCAGAAACATGGCTCAACGCTAATAAAGCAATTGAACTTGGTTTTGCCGACAGCATTCTGGAGGATGAAAAAAAGCGAGTACAGTCAGATGATATCACTTATGCGTTCAGTCGTAGAGCTGTAACAAATTCATTGCTGAATAAAATAATTCCAAAGAAACCACCTGTAAAAACAGGAACACCCATAGACACGCTTGAAAAGCGGCTGTCTTTAATTTCACACTAAATTTTAAGGAGGAACACAAAATGAACAAAATACTTGAACTGCGTGAAAAACGTGCTAAGGCATGGGAAGCTGCAAAGGCTTTCCTTGACACCAAACGCGGTACCGACGGATTAATCTCCGTTGAAGATACCGTTACTTATGATAAAATGGAGGCCGATGTCGTTGCACTCGGTAAGGAGATCGACCGTCTTGAACGACAGGAAGCGCTCGACCGCGAACTGAACCTTCCGTTGAACACACCCCTTACAGGAAAACCCGTTGTTCCGGGTGCGGAAACCAAAACAGGACGTGCTTCTGACGAGTACAAAAAAGCGTTTTGGAACGCACTTCGCAGCAAGACCCCAAACTATGAAATTCTGAATGCTTTGCAAATCGGCAGCGATACTGAGGGAGGTTACCTTGTTCCCGACGAGTTCGAAAAAACCTTGATTGAATCCCTTACAGAAGAAAATATCTTCCGTCAGCTTGCTCATGTAATTCAAACAGCGAATGGTGACAGAAAAATACCGGTTGTGGCTTCTAAGGGTACAGCTTCCTGGATTGAGGAGGAAGGTGCGATTCCGGAAAGCGATGATGTATTCGGACAGACAAACATCGGTGCTTACAAACTCGGTACAATGATTAAAGTATCTGAGGAGCTCTTGAATGACGGTGTGTTCGACCTTCAGGGGTACATTTCAAAAGAATTCGGTCGCCGTATCGGTAACAAGGAAGAGGATGCTTTCTTCAACGGAGACGGTACAGGAAAACCTACTGGCATATTCAACTCAACGAACGGAGCACAGGTTGGAGTTACATCTGCAGCAACGACAGCAATAACAGCTGATGAGATCATGGATTTGTTTTACTCGTTGAGAAGTCCTTACAGAAAGAACGCTCTATTCATAACAAACGATTCCACCATCAAAGCTATCCGAAAGCTGAAAGATGGTCAAGGTCAATACCTATGGCAGCCATCTCTCCAAGCAGGTACAACAGACACCATTCTCGGTAAGCGAATCTTTACATCCTCTTATGTACCTGAGATATCATCGGGAGCAAAGACTGTTGCTTTCGGTGATTTTTCATATTACTGGATCGCAGACAGACAAGGTCGTACTTTCAAGCGTCTGAACGAGTTATTCGCGGCAACCGGTCAGGTAGGTTTTCTTGCGACTCAGCGTCTTGACGGTAAATTGATTCTTCCCGAAGCAATCAAGGTACTTTCTATGAAAGTGTAGGCGTGTATAATGAGTTATAATGCTAAAAAACTACACTGAACAAGGTGGAAATCATACCGTCATTGGTGGCGCTCTCACAATCAAAGAGGGTGCTACCTTGAATATCGAAACCGGAGCGAAACTGAACGGATTACCGAAAGCAGCAAATCAAGCAGCAAGTACGGAAACAACGAGTCCCACGAAAGCCGAGTTCAACGCTCTGCTTGAAAAACTCAAGGCAGCGGGTATCATGATAGCAGATTAATTTATTATGAAAGGCGGCAGTGAAGATGAATACCTTACTTGAGAAAGTCAAAGCGAATCTGATTCTGGAACATTCTGAAGACGATGAACTCCTACAATTATATATCACTGCCGCTGTTTCATATGCCGAGAGTTATCAGCATTTACCCGCAGGATATTACACAGAAAACAATATACCGCCAACAACAGAACAAGCCGTCATCATGCTGTCATCTCACTTTTACGAAAGCAGAGATGGCAGCACAGGCGGCTTTTTTAATGATTCTATTCAAGCGAGTCAACAGGTATGGAACACGGTGAATATGTTGCTAAGGTTGGATAGAGATTATCACTTTTAGGAACTTAACACTTTCTCAAAAGTATATCCCATGCGTTCTACACCATCCCCTGTTGTGCATTTTCCGTATTCGGTAATGGCATATCCATACTTTTTATAAAGGTTTTGTGCTGGAATATTGTTTTCAGTGGTATGGACGCCCATCTTATTAAAACCTTTTTCTTTTACGTAATTTTCAGCAAATCCAACGGCATATTTACCGACACCTTGTTTTTGCATTTTTGGGTGAACTGCAAGCATGCTGATCCAAGCAATATCTTTCCCCTGCAAACCATTGATTTTCAACCACGCACAGGGCATTGCTCCTTTACAGACAAGAAAATGAGTTTCATCTGGATCTCCTATTGAAAGTAGTTCTTTTCACTTGTCAAGCATTATGACAGCGCCGTGTAATGCTTCTTGATTTTCGCCATACAGCATAGTTACAAAACGCGCTTCATCCGCAGATGCTGGGATAACATTATATTGTTCGAGTTCCAATTCAAACATTGTTTGTCCTTCGTTTAATAAATTATCAAAAGTTTTATATGATTTCTCTAAAAAATCAAATGTCTTTTGAAGCTTTATTGACGGAATGTTATCAGGGTCCACATATGTGCGTAAAACATGACACCCCCTGCTCATTAAAGTGCTTATCGCACAGGTCAGCATTTTGGTTGCGATGTGTTGCCTTCGATATTCGGGACTGACTGCAAGGTCGCCGTAGTACCATAAAAAAGGATCTTCCTGATTTGTTTGGCAATACAGTCTTCCTACAACATTATTGTTCGTATTAGTGGCAATAACATTAAAGCAGTCACTAAACAACTTCCCATCATAAACCATGCGCTTAACACCATTTGTAAATTGAGGCTCCTTCGTGTGCCATTGCATAAGTGCAATTTTTTCCGCAAGCTCGTGAGAAAGATATTCGCTTGTAAATACAGATATTATCTCATGAAGACGATTTATTCTTTTAATGTAAATTGGCTTTTTATCATCAGGATCGAATTTACCACTGTCCCGAAATCCCATAGCAGACCAAAATGGCACTCCGGTAACAGCATCCGGACAGATATACATTTTTGATGTACCATCGTTTTTCAAAACATCTTCAATGTGCATATACAGTTCTTTGCCATACCCTCTACGTCTGTATTCCGGTTTAATATAAAAGCCCATTACTGTCCCGTAGCCCGGTTCAAGCAACCCGTAAATGGTGCCAAGATCGATGGCAAACATAGCAATGCCTATAACTTCATTATTAAGAAGCACTATCTCAAAGTGCATATCCTTTCTGCTTCCTTGAATCCCGATTCTTTTGCGTAAACCTAATACAATTTCGTCTTCTGTCTGAATTTCTTTATCATGTGCATTAACTTCATGGATAAACGGAATCCATACACTTTTTGCAGATTTTAAGTGCTCTTCGTTACCTTTTTCCAGTTGGACGAATTTTAATTCTTTCATTGCGCTACCTCTTTCATTAAATTTTGATATAAAAATAGCCCCTGATAAAATCAGAGGCATTATTTATATCCAGTTAATATTAAAAGGTATCGGTTAACCTTTATATGTGGATAAAATGACAATTGATTTTATCAGTATGTTTTTATTCGTCATTATATCCACCTCCAATTACAATATATTTTAATATATGATAACATAGTATTATTTAAAAATCAATAAGCAAAGGAAATATTTTTCTATGAGCTTCGGAAAAATGAATACAACCATCAAAATAATATCCACTACTCCAACCAAAGACAGTGAAGGTTTTGTCACTCAGGGAGATACTGTTCTCGCAAGCGTGAGAGCGTATAAGGAAGATAAGAACAGCAGTGAGCGGTGGGCGAACAGAGCAGTGTTTTCTACAGCCAATGTATTGTTTCGCTTTCGGTATATACCCGGTGTTGTGATAACAACAGCAGAAAAGATTGTTTGTGACGGAAAGAAATATAACATACTCAGCGTGGAGAATGTTCGTGGTAGGTCTATGTATTATGAGATTTATGCGATGACTATGGAGGGTTCTGATGGCTAAGGTAGAACTGCGGATGCCCGATGAATTTTTACTCAAAATCTCAAAACTTGCAGAAAAGACAGACGAGATACTCCCCAAAGTGCTGGAAGCCGGTGCGGAGGTTGTGTATTCTAAGGTGAAAAGTAACCTATCTTCTGTGGTTGGTAATAACACCAAAGAAGACAGTCGTTCAACCGGTGAGCTTGAATCTGCGTTGGGTGTTTCACCGGCGAAACAAGACAAAAACGGTAATTTCAACATCAAGATTGGTTTTGCGGAACCTCGTTCTGATGGTGGGAGTAACGCTAAGATAGCCAACATCCTCGAATACGGTAAAAGTGGTCAGCCACCGAAACCGTTTCTTAAACCCGCCAAGACACAGACGAAAAACGCTTGTATAGCAGTAATGGAAAACCTACTAGAAAGCAAGATGGAGAACCTGTGAATATATTAACGGAAGTAAATACAATATTAGATAACATAAATATACCTGTTGAAACAGGAGTGTTCAGCAAAAAACCACCTGAAGAATATGTTGTGTTAACACCGCTTGCCGACAGCTTTGCGGTATTTGGTGACAACAAACCGCAGGTTGATGTTCAGGAAGTTCGGCTCTCGCTTTTTTGTAAAGGCAATTATATCAAAAGAAAAAATCAGCTTGTGAAGTTATTTTTACAGGCTGATTTTGTTATTACAGACCGCCGGTATATCAGTCATGAGGACGATACCGGGTACTTTCATTATTCAGTGGATTTAATTAAGAACTACGAAATGGAGGACATTTAATATGGCAACAATCGGATTGGACAGATTGTTTTATTCGAAAATTACAGAAGCTGCCGATGGTACGGAGACTTATGCTACACCGGTTTCTTTGGCGCAAGCCATCAAAGCGGATTTGTCGGTTGAACTCGCAGAAGCAACCCTTTATGCAAATGACGGTGTGGTAGCGGTAGTAAAGGAGTTCAAAAGCGGAACACTCTCACTCGGGATTGATGATATTGGTATTACAGCCTCAGAAGATCTGACAGGTGCGAAGATAGACACCAACAAGGTTTTAATCTCCACAAGTGAAGACGGAGGTTCTCCCGTTGCGATCGGCTTCAGAGCCATGAAAGCAAACGGAAAGTACCGTTATTTTTGGTTGTATAAAGTTAAGTTCGGTATTCCGGCTACCAACCTACAAACCAAAGGAGATAGTATTACCTTTTCTACACCGACCATTGAGGGTACCGTCATGCGCAGAAACAAACTGGATGATCAAGGCAAGCACCCCTGGAAAGCAGAAGTCAACGAAGATGACACCGGAGTATCGGCAGCTACCATCAGCGGGTGGTACACTCAGGTGTATGAACCAATTTTCACAGTTGAAGGCGGTGCATAATGATGATAGACGACAGCAGAAGTGCAAATATTGTTATCGGTAGTGAGGAGTACAGTCTTATCCTCACCACGAAGGCAACCAAAGAGATAGCAAAACGCTACGGAGGGCTTCAGAACCTCGGTGACAAACTTATGAAATCTGAGAATTTCGAGTTGGCTCTGGACGAGATTATTTGGTTGATAACCTTACTCGCCAATCAAAGCATTCTCATTCAAAATCTGCAGAACAAAGAAAAAAAGGAACTTTTAACCGAGGATATCGTTGAACTGCTTACCTCACCGCTTGACTTGGCTTCATATAAATCCGCTATTACAGAATCGATGTTCAAGGGAACAAAACGGAATGTTGAAAGTGAAAGTTCAGATGAGCAAAAAAACGCAGTAGTCGGGTAATGAGCGATGATGAGCTCTTTACCCGACTACTCTATTACGGTACTGTGCAATTGAACCGAAACGAAAATGATGTATGGCTGATGCCAATCGGACAACTACTTGACTTATGGACTTGTCATAAACAATTCCTTGGGATAGAAAAGCCTAAACGCGAGTGGTATATTGATGAAGTGTTACCTGGAGGTATTTAATAAATTATATTTTCTTGACACTTCTAAATTATTATGATACCTTATTAATAATCAATGAAATATGAAAGACGATACGATTCACTAATTATTTATATACTCTGATATAATAGTAAAATATATTTATACCAATCTTTTGAATAAAATACTTGACTTTGACGTCGTGTCGCACTTTATACTGATACCGAAAGGTGGTATTGAAATGAATTTAACAACAATAACAGAGATATCAAAAAACTTTAACATTTCAACTCGCACACTACGGTATTACGAACAAATAGGATTATTAAAAAGCTCTAAAAAAGATGATTATGCATATCGAACCTACGATGATGCAGCTATCCTGCGTTTACAACAAATTGTTGTGCTGCGGAAGCTACGCATTCCACTTAAACAAATTATCACAATCCTCGAAAGTGAAAACTCATCGGAAATCATTGAAACATTACGCCTAAATCTTAATGAGATAGACGATGAAATCACAGCGCTTTCTACCATCAGAGCGATTTTGAACACATTTATAAACCGTTTAAACGAAAATACACAGCTTGATATTAAGCTGAGTCTGATTGATGATATAACTATATTGGATGTTGTGGATTCTTTGACTGTCACAAAGATTGCATTCAAAGAAGAAAAGTCGATGGAAGATTTGAATAACGCAAATGAAAAGCTGAACAAATTAGAGGAAAATGACATTCGAATCATATACCTTCCTCCTTCGACAATAGCATCGGTGCATTATATCGGACAAGATTGCGAAATGCATTCTCACATGATGTTAGAAGAATTTATCAGAAAAAACGAGTTGATTGATAGAAAGCCGGATCTTCGATTTTTCGGATTTAACAATCCCATTCAAACATCGAATTTTGGGTCACCTTCCGTTGGGTATGAAGTATGGGTTACCATTCCGGACGACATGGAAGTGATTGCACCTATACGCAAAATAAAATTTAATGGTGGTTTATATGCTGCTCACTGCATACATCATTTTGAATTTGAACATTGGGGCTTATTAGGTAAGTGGGTTAGTGAAAACAAAATCTATGAGAGTGATTGGGGTACAAAAAGGTGTACACCTTGTATGGAGAATCAAGAATGGGCTTTTGAAGAAACATTGAATTTTTATAATAGGTTTTTAAAAAATGATCCTGGAAGTCATCAGCTTGATTTACTGTTTCCAATTAAGAATAAGAATTAG